TACCTAAAAAATTAAAGACACTTTATCTTTCTTCTTTACCAGATTATTCTGATATTGATACAATAATAGAACAATTACCAAAATTAAAATCTAAAGATGCTACACCTAAAGATATTGTAGACCTTTTAGTTGAAGAAAATATTGTTGCATTGTTTACTGGTGCAGCTGAAGGTGGTCCAAGAGCATTGGGAAATCGTTCCATACTATTTGATCCTAGAGTTATTGACGGTAAAGCTAAAGTAAACAAAGTAAAAGGTCGTGAGTGGTTTAGACCATTTGCTGGTTCTGTATTAAAAGAAAATGCCAATGAATGGTTTGATATGGCAGGTTTAGAAGAATCTCCTTTTATGATGTATGCAGTTGATGTACTACCAGAAAAGATAGAAGTTATTCCTTCTATTACTCACGTTGATGGTACTTGCCGAATTCAAACAGTAAGTCAAGAAGATAATAAGCATTATTATAATCTCATTAAAACTTTCAATGAAGAAACTGGTGTTCCTATTTTGTTTAATACTAGTTTTAATTTAGCAGGAGATCCATTAGTAGAAACAGTATTGGATGCTATTGATACATTGGAGAAATCTGAAATTCAATATCTTTATTTACCTGACATAGGTAAGTTGATATATAAGAAGTAATTTTAATATAACAGGAGAATAGAATGTCCGAAGTTCAAAATGAAGAAGTACAACAAGAAATACCAGCAGAACCAGTAATCTTAACATTCCAAATGTCTTTAGATAATATCAATGCGTTATTAAATCTTTTAAGCGAGCAAAAAATTAAAGATGCATTGCCTTTATTTAATATTATTCGCTCACAAGCTGTAGAGCAAGTAGAGTTACTACAAAAACCAACAGATACTACGGTACAATAACTATGCAAAAAATTCTTATTATGGGACTGCCAGGTGCAGGCAAAACGTTTTTAGCTAAAGCATTAAAAGAATATTTGGAAGAAAGTGCAGTTAGATATTCTGAAATGATGCCTATTTGGTCAACTGTAAATTGGATTAATGCTGACGAAGTTCGTAAAAAATATAATGATTGGGACTTTTCTGAAGCTGGTCGTATTCGTCAGTCATTAAGAATGGCACAACTTGCTTTTGAATCACTTAATGATTATGTTATCTGTGACTTTGTGGCACCCTTAGTTGAAATGAGAAATAACTTTAAAGCAGACTGGACTATTTGGGTTGATACAATTGATAAAGGTCGATTTGAAGATACTAATAAAGCTTTTGTACCTCCAGAAGTTTATGATTTTAGAGTGACAGAACAAGATGCAAAAAAGTGGGCATCTTTTATTGGTGAACATATTATCAATAAACGTAGACGTCCTGTATTTGATTGGAAGAAAGAAACAGTTCAAATGTTAGGTCGTTGGCAACCATGGCATGAAGGCCATCGTGCATTATTTGAGCGTGCTATTTCCAAAACGGGTCAAGTGGTCATTCAAATTCGTGACTGCCAAGGATGGCAAGGCTCTAATCCATTTGCTATTGAACAAGTTAAATCATTCATTAAGCGTGACTTAGATCCATTATATCAAGGTCAATATGAAATACAAGTAGTGCCAAATATTGTTAATATTACTTATGGTAGAGATGTTGGTTATAAGATTGAAAAAGAAGAATTTGAACCAACTATAACTTCAATCTCAGCCACAAAGATTAGAAAGAGCCTTGGAATTGAATGATTCATCTGTTAGAAGTTTAGCCAAAGCAATATCTTGGAGAGTTACAGGTACCATAGACACCTTTTTGGTGTCTTGGCTTGTAACTGGCCAAATATTATTAGCTTCTGGTATTGCTTTTACTGAGATAATGACTAAAGTGTTTCTATTTTGGATTCACGAAAGGGTCTGGAATAAGATTAAATGGGGTAAATTATAAATAGACCATAATCAAACTAACCAAGGGGAGAATGAACCTTGTCTATAAAGAATAATTTTCAAGCAAAAAATGGTTTATCTGTCAATAACATACCAGTTATTGATTCTAATGCTAACGGCACTTTCAATAATGTAACCGCTACTGGTAATGGAACATTTAATTATGTAACCGCTACTGGTAATGGAACATTTAATTATGTAACTGCTACTGGTAATGGAAAATTTAGTTCAGTCAATGTCACTTCAAATTTAATTGTTTCTGGCACAGATATAACAAATCAAATCCAAGCAGCTTTTAATAAAGCTAATACGGGTGGTGGTGGCGGAGGTACAAGTTCAGGTAATACATTAGTAACAACACCATCAAATACCTCATTTATTCCATTGGGTAATCCAACTGCGGTCACTTATACTCCTACAAGTTATTTTACTCAAACAGGACAAGTATATACAAATTCAGCAAATACAAATTCGTATTTAGCTACATCTTCTAATAATTACGTTGATATTGCATCATATAGTGGTGGTGCAATAGCTAGTCCATATAATATAAACACAAACGGAATTCAAGGTTTTGTTATTAATAGAACTACTGGTAGCGGTTCTTTTCCTGGAATACCTGCTAATACTTATAATATAATTCAATCTCTTACACCTGGTTCAACATTCAATATTGTTTTTGCTGCAGGTACCTCATCAAGTGAATTTGATATATTTTCTGTAAATGTGACAGTTGCAAGTGTTGGTGTTATGGATTATGCTACAATCTATAGCGCTACTAGTTCTTATCCTAATCAGTATCTAGATAGAATATCCTATAGTGGTGGTTCTTATTGGGGAAATTACACATATTTTGCTGGAACAGGAAATGCCGTTATATGGACAAATAATTATGTTGTTCAACCAGTATATACAGCTTCAGTAACTTCCACTAATACGCCTTTATTAGGATTAAGAACTGGTCACCCAATTAATTACCAGTTTTTATCGAATGTTAATGGAGTAGGTGTTTTAAACTTAAACTCAATTGTAGCATTTACTACAAGTTCATATGCAGCTAGCCAATACGTAGGAATCATATCTTTAAATTTTCCAATTTCTGGCGGTACAATCGTAACCTTACCTGCAAATACTTATAATCAAGCTATCGCAGTTTCAAATACAATAACTGTTGGTAATAATTTTAATTCTACCTCGGCTACAATACAAAATTATGATTTAGCAAACAATAAAATTATTATTAGCACTGCTAATCAAATAGCAAACATTACTACATCAACACCAATTCAGCAATATAACAGTACAGAATATTCTCCAATTTTTCAATTAGGTAAAAATTTAGTTGGATATGAAGAACCTAATCAAAAAAGAACATTATTAACTGGAAATTTAATTAAAGCATCAAGTGTTCAAACTGTAGGTTCTGTTATTAGTCAAAGTTATGCTAATAACACAGTTGTTTTTTCTACTTTGTTTGCCGGTTATTATCCAACCAGTCCTCTTATTCCACCCAATTATACAAATGCAGTTTATTGGAACATAAACGGCTCAGGTTCTAGTAATTTTAAAATAATTAATGCAGCTAATAACTTATATAATTTAATTAGTTCAAACGGTAGTAGTTTTTATGTAACTTATTATAACGGCTCAGGTTCTATAGCTAATTTAGCATTTCAAACAATCAATCAAGGCACTTCTGGAACATATAATTATACTTATGGTTTTTCAACAAATTCTCCTGGAAATTTTACACAATTAAATTTAACGTCATATACACTTGGAGTAACATCACAATCAAATACTGGTTTTTACGGTCCTAGTAATGATACAACATATACTAATACATTAATCAACGTTCCGGCAAATTGTGTATCATTTGTTGTGCCACAAAGCACCATTAACTTATTGGCTAACTCAACATCAAATACAATTACAATTGAAGGTATCACAACTCCGTATACTCTTAACGTATCCAGTAATACTATTATTACACAGTTACCAATTATTCAATATGGAAACACCAATTTTGTAAATTCTGCAATCGTACAAGTATCATCACCAAGCCAGTATGCAACTTTTACAGATGTCAATAATTTATTACCATCGTGGATTTCTAAAGTAACAACAGATACAAATGCTACAAGTACATCTTATGCTCTAACAGGAGGTACTGGTGGTATTGGATTAAGAACCTTTGGATTAGACTCAGTACTTGCAGGAGGTTCATCTACATCGACATATCAAGTAGCAATACAACCAAGCTATACTTCTTTAGCTTTGACATATAATCCAAGTAATACTTATTGGGCTACTGGAGGAATTACTGGATATAGTACTTATATGCAAGAAGGTAGTTGGGCTGATAGATTATATGCAAACACTTCTATTGTATCCAGAAGTTGGATTTCTGGAAATACAGTTGCGTCAAATACTTCTTATTCAACAAAATTAATAAACACTCCTGCAGGTTACTATGAAGCTGATCCATATATTGCTAACGTAGCTGTATTATTGACAGGTACTACAACAAGTAGTAATGCTTACTATAATATCGTAAATGATGCTCCAAACGGAGGTCAAATTATAGCAAATACAAGAACGAATTCAAGTTATTCTGCTGACTTTACAGGATTGCCTTATGTTCCTCCTGGTGCACCATCTTGGGCAAGAAGTGTTATGGTTGGTGCATATGACTTTTCAAGTGCAGCTTATTCGTCAGCTGCAGGTGTAGCTTTTAGTAATCCAAATAACTTTAATTTAGAAGATAGTACTAAAGATTGGACAATAGAATCTTGGTTAATGACTACCGCGACTCAACAAGCTACATGGTTATTAAGTGGAAATTTTCATCCAGGCAATAGCTCATTTAATAGCTCTAGTACACAAATTGGTGTTTTCTCATCATACTACACTCAAGCATATTTAAACGGAACAAACATAATTTATGCCTATTCTAGTGGTACCTTCAATCAATATTCTAATAATGGTTATTTTCCAGCTAGATTCTATTGGTATCACTTTGCGGTAACACATACTGCTTCAACAAACACAACTAACTTTTTCATCAATGGTTATTTAACTTCAACATCAACAACTACTTGGACTACTCCTACAGCAATGACAGCATTCCCAGTTTGGTCAGCATATCCAACGTTATATTATAATTATAGAATTACTGTTGGTAATAACCGATATCCAATTGGATCAACTACTACCGGAGTAAAATATTTTGTTCCTACAGTAATGCCTTATGGTACATCAAACACTACGGCTAACGTAATCGTTTCTTCAGCTAATACACCAACGGCGTACATTCAAGGTGCAATAGCATTACAAAATTCTCCTAGTGCGCCACCAACATCAAATAACACTGGAGGAGCATTATATACAGTAAATGGAGTATTATATTATAAAGGTCCAACAGGAACAATCACCACACTTGGTGCTGCATAGGAGATTTAAATGGATTTAGATTCTTTTATTATAACAATTAATAATACGCATTTGGTAAATAATGAGATTGCATTATCACATTCAGAATTTTATGGATCAAATACCAATATTGTATATGCTGTAGATATTACTGCAACAGCAACAAAAAATGGTTTTTCTACATCTATAGATATTGAACATGTACACACTCCATTTGATAGAGCTTGTAATTTTATTGAGTATAATGATTTACAAGAACCTGATGTGATTGAATGGGCAAAAGAAGGTTTGGTTTTAATGAACGGACCAAATGGTCTTACTGATGTACAAAATAATTTAGAAAAATCTTTAGATAAAATGATTGCAGATTCTCAACCAAGATTACCTTGGAAACGCCAATTGGCATAGTTATAAATACCTCCAATATAGGAGGATTTAATGGCCACAATTACCAACCGACAAGATTTTAAAACATATTGTCTTAGACGATTAGGCTTTCCTGTCATCGAAATCAATGTGGATGATGACCAAGTGGAAGACCGTATTGACGATGCCCTACAATATTGGCAAGATTACCATTTTGATGGACTACAAAAAGTTTATTATATCAAAGGTTTGCAACAATCCGATATTGACCAAAGATACTTAGATTTAAGTGATTCAAAAGATGCTCAAGGTAATCCAATGGAAATTGTTGGTATCACTCGCATATTTCCGGTATCTGATTCACAATCTTCTGTTAATATGTTTGACCTCAGATATCAATTAAGATTAAATGAGTTGTACGACTTCACCTCAGCGTCCTACATCAACTACACTTTAACACAACAACACTTACGTTCTCTAGAAATTATGTTTACTGGAGAAGTTCCTATTCGATTCCAAAGACATATGCAAAGACTTTATATTGATTGGGCATGGGGTAACCAAGAAGCACCAGTTGGTACTACTGTAATTGCCGAAGCATATGCAGCTATTAATCCAAGTGTTTATAACCACGTATATAACGACCGTTGGCTAAAAGAATATGCCACACAACTGATTAAAAGAAGTTGGGGTAATAATCTTTCTAAGTTTGCTAATCTACAATTACCAGGTGGTGTTACTTTAGATGGTAAGACTATTCAAAAAGAAGCTACTGATGAAATTGAAAGACTAGAGAAAGAAATGGAAATGAATTACGGTGCGCCGTTAGAATTTTTCATGAACTAATATGCCAGTCAATCACTATTTTAATAACTATGGTTCATTACCAGAACAGCGTGTAATCGAGGACCTCATTGTAGAGTCAATTCGCATTATGGGTTTTGAATCATTCTATATTCCTAATGATAATGTGGCGGCTCGTGATTTATTATACGGTGAAGATCCAGTTAAGAAATTTAAAGCCTCTTATCCAATTGAATTATATCTTTCAAACTCTTTAGAATACGGCGGCGAAAGAGAATTCTTTTCTAAGTTTGGTTTAGAAATTAAAAATACAGTTCAAGTAGTAATATCAAAAAGAACATTCTCACAAAGAGTACCACAAAATAATTTTACAAGACCAATGGAAGGTGATTTAATTTATATACCTTTTCTTAATGGTACAGGTGAATTATTTGAGATTAAATTTACAAACCAGACAAAAGATTTCTTTATGTTAGGTAGAAAAGTTCCTTATTTCTATGAGTTAGAATTGGAAAAGTTCAAGTATTCACAAGAACTTATCAATACAGGCACAACAGAAATCGATTCAGTTGTTACAGATTCAGCATACACTCTACACTTACATACAGGTTCTGGAACAGGAACATATAACATTGGAGAAATTGTATATCAATCTAATGATGCCACATATGCTAATGCTAACACAGTAGCTATTGTACAATCTTGGATACCATCTTCAAACACATTGTCTGTAACTAATATTGCTGGAGAATTTTTAGATGGTCATTATATTTATGGCCAAGTAAGTGGTGCTCAATATAACTTAGGGTCATTTGATCCATTAGCAAATCCATCGAATAAAGAGAATTATGATAATGAATACATTGCAAATTCATTCTCTACAATTGTTGATTCATCAGAAACTAATCCATTTGGAAGTATATAATGTCAACATATAACCATATTATTCGTAAAATTACCGTAGGTTTTGGAGACTTATTTAGCAAAATTTCTTTGGTTCGTTATAATCCAGATTTAACTGAGGCAGAAAGATTTATTGTTCCTATTGCGTATGCACCAAAAGAATTATATGTTCAACGTATTGAAGGTGATTACAATTTAGATAAAAAAGTTCAAATGACTTTACCAAGACTTTCATATGAATTGACTGGTATGAGTTATGATGCTACAAGAAAACAAATCACCAATATTAAAAATGCATACAATACTAGCAATGGAGTTGTAGCACAATATAATCCTGTACCTTATAATTTTAGTTTTTCTTTACATCTATACACAAGAAATATTGAAGATGCTCACCAAATTATAGAACATATATTACCATATTTTACTCCAGACTATACAATTAAAATTAACTTAATACCTGAATTAGGTGTAATTAAAGAAATTCCTATTGTATTAAATACAACTAATTTTGATATTACTTATGAAGGCCCAAGAGATTCTGATACAAGAACAATTATTTGGACTTTAGATTTTACAGTTAAAGGATTTATTTTTGGTCAAACAAGTACACCAAAAATTATTTCTACCTCTATTACAAATATACTTAATGATATTCTTGTAACAGATAATATTAATTTTAATATGTCAAATACAGGATTAGGTTCTTATCAAACAGGCGAATTTGTATATCAAGGTTCTACATTACCGTTATCAACAGCTTCTGCAAAAGTTGTAAGTTGGTCAGCAATAAATAATCAATTAACGCTAACAAACATTAATGGTAATTTTGTATCGTCAAAACCTATAGTTGGTGCTACAACAAATGCCAACTATATATTTAATTCGTATGAATTACCAGCACAACGTATAGCACAAGTCATTGAAATAACCACACCAACAGATGCTAATGCAAGTTCATTATATTCATACAATACTATAATTAATGAAGTTCCAAACACAAGTAATAATATTGTAAATACAAATAACTTCTCAGGAGACTTGTTACTTGTGTTAGGTAAAGATGATTTATATACAGAACTAGAAAACCCAATCGACTTAGGATCATAAAATGTCAAGAACATTACAATTTAAACGATATGCTAATACAGTAGTTGCTAATACTACCGGTTCTCCTGGCGAATTAATTATTGATAATACAAATTATGCAATTACAGTCCATGACGGAGTTGTAGCTGGAGGTTATAGAATTGCAACAGAAGTTTTTGTAACAAACGCAGTAAATACTATTGCAATATTGGCTAACTCAGATTTGGCTCTAACACAATCAGCATATAATCAAGCAAATATTGCTACTAATATAGCACAAAGTTCATATAATTCAGCAAACAATTTAGGTGCTGAGATTATTGGTTTATCTATTACAACAACAAATGCTTATAACCAAGCTAATACGGCTGCACAAGTTGAACCACAAAATGCTCAATCAACAACTTATACATTACAAAGTTCTGATGCTGGCAAACACATTTACTACACAAACGGTTCTGCTGTGAACTTATACATTCCGTGGACAGCTAATACAACATTTGCAAATGGTACACACATTAAAGTTATTTCACACTCAACGTCAAATGTTATTGTAACTCCTAACTCTGGCGTTTCTTTATATTTTGCAGGTAATACAACACCAGGTAATCATAATGTTACTACATATGGTGTCGCTACGTTACAAATGGTTGCTGCAAATACTTGGTACATCTATGGTCTTGGAATAAACTAATATATAAAATACTATGAATAATATTGATAAAAATTTAAGTGAAGTTTTTGATGTAAATCCTATTGGTGAACCCGAGCCAAAAAAACAAGTCTTGCCAACTCATTATAAAAAACCAGACATTGAAGAAGATTTAACTGATGCTTACCAGCAATCAAAAGAAAATCTTCAAGCCATACTTGACCAAGGCCACGAAGCAATGCATGAAATATTAGAGATTGCTAAAGCAGGTCAACATCCAAGAGCTTTTGAAGTTTATGCTACATTATTAAAAAACATGACTGAAGCTAACGATAGACTTCTTAAAATCCAAAAAGAGATGCGTGATATGGATAATAAGAAAGAAGTCAATAATACCAATATTGACAAAGCAATATTTGTTGGCACAACCGCTGAATTGGCAAAACTACTCAAAGATGGCAACAAAAAATAAAGAAAGTTACCGTGACAACCCCCTACTAAAAAAGGTCGGCGTCACAATCAACTGGACTCAAGAACAAGCGGAAGAATATATTAAATGTTCCCGTGACCCTATCTATTTTGCCAAATACATTAAAATTATTACGCTAGATGACGGTGTTGTACCTTTTGATATGTACGATTTTCAAAAAGATATGATACGAACATTCCATGAGAATCGTTTTGTTATCACTAAATGTCCTCGTCAGGTTGGTAAAACTACTACTGCCATTGCTTATCTTCTTTGGACAATTTTATTCCAAGATGCTCAAACGATTGCCGTTCTTGCCAACCGAGGTGATACCGCTCGTAAGATTCTACAAAAACTTCAATTGGCTTATGAAAATCTACCTATGTGGATGCAACAAGGTGTCGTTGAATGGAACAAAGGTCGTATAGAGTTAGAAAACAAATCAGTTATTATTGCTGACTCAACATCATCTTCAGCGGCTCGTTCTGGTTCGTTTAACATAGTATTCTTAGATGAGTTTGCTTTCGTACCATCTAATATTGCCTATGACTTCTTCACCTCAGTTTATCCTGTGATTACTGCTGGTACTAAAACAAAGATTTTGATTGTATCTACGCCAAACGGCATGAATTTATTTTATAAGATATGGAATGATGCGGTTAATAAAAGAAATAATTATGTACCTTTTGAGATTCATTGGTCACAAGTTCCAGGCCGTGATGAAGATTGGAAAGAAGAAACAATACGAAATACATCTGAACACCAGTTTAGACAAGAGTTTGAAACAGAGTTTTTAGGTTCTTCCAATACTTTGGTTTCAGCACAAAAATTACAACAATTAGCATATCAAGA